GCTATGAAGGGTAATTGCACCCTAGGACTAGCCTGATTTTTGTACTCTGCAACTGGAGGGTGCTTCGTACGTGGTTTAAAGACGCATCAGGTTCAGCGTCTGGTAGGCTTCTTCTGCCTCGAAACGGGTCTTTTCTTGAGGTTACGGCTACGGTTCTTGCTAGAACTCTCTACCTTTACACCGTCTTTGTTGCTACCACCTCTCGCCAATGGCTTGTTATGGCTAACGTCCTTGCCTTCTCGCTTGTCCGCTTTGCCGTTCTTGTTCGCATCTTTACCCACCTTATCCATTGCACGTCGGGCACGTTGCCGTTCCATCCGACGTTTGAACTCTGGACTATCGACCGGTTTGTTTACTTGTTTCTTTCTGTCTGCTTTGTTTTTGTAAGGCATCTAACTTCTCCCATTGTGCGGACACTCCAGCACCACGCAATGTGCTTTGCATAACCCGCTGGGGTTAGCGTTCCACGTATCATTCTCAAAGGCTGACTCCATACTAGTGTAGTCACCTAACCATTTACCCCATAAGTCACCCTGACCTGCTAGAGTGTAGGTATCTTTTACCAACTCGTTTGACACAACAAACATCAACCCACCCCGTACCTCTTTGATATTGGGGAAATGTTTGAATGCCGCCAGTGCCATCAACTCAAGCTGCCCTTTATCAGCGTAGCGAGCGTTCTTACCCGTCTTATAGTCCACAACCCAAGCTAACTCACTCTCTTCATCAAGGATTACCAAGTCTGCAATACCGCGAAACCACACGTTATCTGCAAAGAAGTCGCAGGGTTCCAAGTTTTCGGTAAGCCCCATCTTGTATTCACATAACTTCTTACCACGTTTAGCGTTAAGTGCATCCAGCCCGGCCTTGGCGTAGTCGAACTGTGGTGGTAGTGGTACGTTATCCCGTACGTATTCTTCGGCTGCTTCATGAAACGCGGTACCGTAATACATCGCATCGGTCTCAGGCTCCGAGTAGTCCTTTACAACTTTCAAGTGGTAAAACTTTTTTGGGCATTGCTCAAACGCCTTTATCTTACTGAACGACCAAGGGGTAATGCTCATGTTTTACCTCCTAAAGCTACAAGCTGTTCAAAACTATAAGGCGCGGCAATGTGCGATCCTTTGTGACCACTACGGCCTTGGTATTCAGGAGATAGAGCGTGTATATACAAACTCTCCAGCACGTTTAATTTTTCTTTGCCGCAACGTATAAAAGCGTACGAATCAAAATCCTTAGTTTTAGAATGATCTGCTAACCTAGCGGATATCTGTACTGATTGACCTACATAAACTACGCGGTTGTCTTTCACCAAAAAATAAACACCGCATTGGTTTTCAAAAGATTCTGCCTGTGCCACTATATCTTGTTCTGACACCATGTGCTTGCCTGTTAACGTATTACTAAGTACGCTGCTTTCTATAGTATGCGTTACTTCCCGTTCAAACTGCTTTATTTCTTTTTCTATGCGATACCGTTTTAGGGTAAGCGCGTCCATAGCACGTTCATGGTACAACTCATCAGCGGGTTCTATTTTTTTACCTTCACTCCTAGCACGGGCCACTAAATCCAAGACCCTGTATGCTTTCGGGCCTATGATACAGTCCTTCCTAACGCCATGCTTTTGTCTCTTATACCTTATAGGTTTATTTTGTCGCTCGGCGCGGGATATATAACTAGTTGGCTGTATGCCATCCACCTTAAACCATTTATTCATAATGGCTGGCCTTAGCCAAACTCGTCTCTGATTTTCGGGGACGCAGGAAGGCCACCAATCATCTACATTCATCACTCTTCCTTTGATAGACACTGATCTACTTCTATCAGTGCTTCGATGAGTACCGGTAGTTCTTCTTGACTAAACGTGACTGTATCGAAGATTGGTGGGTCTTGAACCATGTCTATCTGACTTACCACTACGAAGACTTCGTTATCTATCTTGGAGACTGTTACTGAACTCAAGATGATGTCGGACTCTTCGTTTCGTGGTAAGTCGTTTTTATATAACGTACGAGGTTGCTTGCGTAACCTAAGTCGTCTCTTACCTTCTTCAAAATCAACAACTTGACTCATTCACAATCTCCGTAGGACTTGGCAACACCGGATTCACAATTGATCGGCATACCACTAGCCCAATAAGGTGTCCAACGCATACACTCTTCGATGTATCGCTGGGCTTCTGCAACTTCGTCCTCGGGGACACAACACACAACGGAGTCATGAACCGTCAAAACAACACGGTATTTCTTAGCAATTTTTAACATCTGCTCACCGATTATGCAACGAGCCACCGCTTGACATACGTTCTCTATTACCTTCCCACCATAGATCCGGTTTCGGCCTCGACGTACCTTGTAGGTATACTCCATACCTTTCTCGCCGTGCTCACCTTTTATATCGTGGTAATACATCAACAAGCCAGATGGTAATTTGATTGCGTTCTGTTCAGGCAACACTTCCAACACATCACCGATACCCAACTGGGTTTTATTATTCATGGTCATGTTTTCTATGGTGTAGGAGGCGTCTTTCCACAACCTAGTTATGTGAAAATTTGTTTCTCTGTAGATGTTTATGACGCGGCGAGCTTCGTCTAGCTCTATGTCAAACCCAAACGATTGCAATTGGTCTTTGAAACGCACGGCTCCCATACCGTAACCAGCACCCAGAATGGTAGTTTTACCGACGAACCGCTGGTCTTTGGTCACATCTTCTTCTCGGTTGACGCCATATATCGACATCGCCATCTTCTTATACACGTCATCACCGACATGGAACGCTTGGGTTAGGTCATCCTGCCCTGCTAACCATGACAATACGCGTGCTTCAATCTGACTTGAGTCACAGTCAATCAGCATGTACCCATCAGGAGCGACCATGCTTTTCTTGAGTTTCTTACCGTTTGGCCCACGGCTAGGCAGATTCTGGAGGTTGATCTTATCAGCGCCACCCCAGCGTCCGGTGTGTGCTGCATAATACTTAACAGGAACGGGTAGTAGCCCACGCTTGGCTATGTCAATAAACCGTTGGGTTCGTGTTTCTTCTAACGTGCTTTTGTTGCCGAGTCTAGCGTTAACAAGTGTCTGTATCCGCACGTCTTCGTGCTCTAACAACGCCTTGAACGCTTCATCCGTTTTGGCGAACGCGTATGTTTCTTTACCTGTGGTAGGACTTATCTTGGTTGGCGCAATAACGCCTAGCCCCCCAAGTAATTCGGCAAACTTGGGGTTACTCATCAAATCCTTCTTGTCAACTCCAGCGTCTGTTAACAACTTATCTTTAAGGTCTTTGGTATCTTCAAGGTGCTGCTCTAGTAACCCAAGGTCTAGATCCAATAGGGGTTCGATGAACATCCGTAGGGTTAGGTCTATAATTTTTAGTTCTTGTCTGGGAAACTTCTTACCCATAACACCAAACAACTTGTAGGTAAGTTCTACGTCGTTGATGCAATAGTCACCATAGCGGCTCAACTCTGCCTCATCGAAATCCAACCGCCGTTTACCTATGGCGTTTAAAACTTCGGTGCCTTTATCTCCAAGGTTGTACCGTTCGGCCATCGCCTTGAGACTTCCCCCAGCTTCCACCCCGTGAAGAGCACGACCAATGCACAAAGTGTCAGCCCACACCCGAGGATGAATATCAAATATCCAAGACAATATAGCACCGTCAAACATGGTGTTGTGAGCCAGTACCATAGAGTTTCCCCAATCAAACTCCGTAAAGTATTCGCTAAGTTGTTCATGTGTTCCACTCGCCCATTCAGTAGGCCCGTTGTTCACTTTTATAGCTACGCCAATCACCTCAAATTGAGGGTCACGTACGTAGGATTCCGTTGTCATCTTACTCAATGAAAACTTCTTATCGTAGTACGTCTCGAAGTCTACCGTTATGAGATCCATAATCTATCCAGTAACAAGTTATCTGCAAAACCGTTAATTACCAAAGTCCACATTCTCAACAGTGTTAAATTTGGACTTTTTGGAGTTTCTAAAAATCAGTGGGGGCATCGCACCCCCTCGGTGTCAGTTATACTTCCTGTTTAGGCGGGCTTTAACACACTAGAAAGTTCACGCCATCTGAATTATTGTAGGTTGGCAATCTCACCACCGCACGCAAAGTACCCAGCACCATCGACCCAGTTGTCTATATGGTTAGGGTTCTGCTTGATTCTCGCTACCTTTAGCAACGCCATCATCACCGCTACATCGTGAGCTTTGACGGGTACGCCTAGGTGCACTGACCAGTATTGAGCAATACGTGAAAAGTTATCCTCCGCATCGCCATGATCCGCTTGCCTGTCTTTGGTAATGTAGGCTTTCGCTACATCTAACAGGTTGGCTCTTGTTGCCAAGGGCTGCGGCGGTATGTCGTTATGTTCCTCATAACTTGTTTGTACCTCTGCACTTACTCCGACGGACGGTACCAATACCGACGTTGCCGCTGCTGTCGATTCCGCTGCAATCTCTGCTTTAGCAGCCCTATACTCTGCTGCTTTAACTTGTTTACGTACTAAGTGCGCGTAGCTGGGACTACAATTAGCTTCCTCAGCTACCAAGCGTACACCCCAACTAGGGTGTTTTGCCATTATATCAAGTACCTTCCTTCTCTTATTCACATCCTTCTCCTAGAAATCGAACTCATATTGATTAGGGTCATTGGACTTGGCCCCCAGTAGGAACATTACATCCGTCCAGTTACCCTCGTTTATCACGACGGCAACACCACCCACGGCAGCGATGTCATCGAGATTCTTTTGCTGTAAAGCTGTTGGTGTGTTCTTCCCAGCCTTACATTCAATACCAAAAAATTTACCGTTGTAGCACCCAACGATGTCGGGCACGCCGCTCTTACCGTACCCACCTGTCGCGGGGAAGAAGTAGTAGGCACCGATCAATTTAAGCTGCTCGGTCACCTTGCGTTTCACTTTGGCTTCTGGGGTCATGCGTTCTCCTTGGGAACTGGTATCGGGGTATTGCAGAAATTAAAT